AAAACCGAGGTCTTCGAAGTATTCCCATACATACTGTGTAGGCTTACGCAGTGTACGTCCACTAACTTCACTNCATTNNTNTAGCCAACTTTCACTGTATCTAAAACGTTGATTGCCCCATTCTACTACTNTTGCGTTGGGTGNAAACGCACCTTGTTTTGCTAGTTGTGCAGTTGCTAACTGCATAATGTTATTAAACGCCATTATTTTTTCACCTTAAACCATATCCATTTATCGTGTTTTACTTTAGAAGAAACTATATTATTAGTAGTCACTGGTTGAGTTATATCACTTATATAATTATTAAATCCAATTGATTCAAGATCATTTATTAGTAATTGTTCATCTTCTACACTACAATCTGCGCCGCCATTTGTCTTTGTTGCTTCAAAATTATTATCTAAATATTTGTTTAAACTGCCACCTAAATAAAAGTTCTGTCCAATTTCATCTTGTCTGCCCATACCCATCTGCGCACAAAAAAATCCCCCTGGTTTAAGAACACGATATATTTCTTTAAAAATACTGTAGCGTATTTCATGTACACATATATGCTGTAGGCAAATTACACTGTAAACAACATCGTAAATATTATCTTCACAAGGTATATTATCTCCTTGTGTAGTCAAGAGGTTGGGAAAAGGTATATCATGCCTAGTTAAATTTTCTTTAGCAGTTTCTATTACAGGTTGGAAATCCACACCATCTATTCTGGAAAACCTATCTTTCCAGTTTATTAAATTTCTTGCAGGGCCGCATCCATATTCTAAAGCAATTAAGTTAGATGTTTCTAGTCCTTTAAACAAATACTCATCGTAAAATGGACTAGCAGTATGCACTTTATGATTTCCTATAATTGCATCGGCGTTTCCAGCCAGCCATTTTTTCGCACCTTTTTCATATACTTGTTGTTGCATATCTAAATAATCACTTCGATTTAACATTTAAGCCTCCTTCGCACCTTGTTTTGTTAGTTGTGCAGTTGCTAACTGCATAATGTTATTTAACGCCATAGATTAGTTCCTTTAGTTCTGGAAATGTTCTAGCAAAATTTGTATTTCTGTATATGTCGTGCTTGTCGTTGTATAGTAAGAAATCGTCCCAAAAATTGCTGCTGTCATTGTTCTCTATTAAACTAGCCCAAGTATGCACATCTTCGTACTCACTAGTTCTCAAGTGTTGTATTATCTGTTGCTTTACGGTGTGCGGAAAGACGTCAGGTCTCATATGTTTTGGAGTATGCACTCGACCTAACCATGGTCGCGGTAAGCCATGCTGTGTACACCACGTGAAGAATTCATCTAGATAGTATATATTATACGCACTAACAGTGTGGCTTATGCTTAATCTAAAGTTCTCACACTGCTGTTCATGCTGAATATACTGTGCAACATGTGTGTCTAGTTTACTGCTCTGCGCAGGATAACGTATGTATTCATATCTATCGCCTACACCGTCAATGCTTAACTGCATATCTATTTCATCGAAGTGACTCCACAATTCAAACCATGTAGCATCTGGATAAAGCTGTGCGTTAGTAGTATAATGCAGTGTCATTTCATGACTTTGCCCGCTGTCTATATAACGCTGTAGCAATGCCTTTTGTTTCTCAGGCTCACTAAGCAAAGGCTCACCGCCTGGAATATCAAAGTGTATAAGATTTGGCATTGCATTGTATATATTATCTGCGCTTACGTTATCAATCGTTTCAACACTTGGCTTGTCAACGTCGTATATATCCTTGTATTCTTTTCGCCAACGACTGCTACTACTGGGATTGCATGTAATACATTTCAAGTTACAGGTATTTCCAAATGCAACGCTTGCAGTTATAAAACCCAGCGCCGGTGTGTAGCTGCGAAAGTGTTCGCTCCATCGTTCGCTGTCTAATTGTCTTTTGCTTTGTATGTTATTTTCTTCTTCTGTTTTGCATCTTATACAACCCGCGGGCCAACGATCATCTAGCATAGCGACTTTTATGTCTGATAAAAAGTCACTGTTTGCATACTGTTCAACGGTACAGTCCTGTATGTTTAACAGCTCACTGTCCTGTGCTTCAAACTTACAGCAAGGGCTAATGAACCCACGTGGGTGTACATCTATATTGGTCCATGGTATAAGACACAATGGCTTCATTATGCTTCCTTACGGAAATGATAATACTCACGCCTGCCACCGCCCCGCGCAGCACCGTGTTCTACTTGTGTAAACTTTGTAGCGAATGCAGCTAACATGTTAGCAGTGTGTTCTTGATTGTTTGGGCGATCTTGTAGTTTTTGTGTTTCGTGTACTACTACGCCGCCAGCTGGAAGTAAACTGTAGTACCCGTCGACAATCTCTTGCTCTGTTAATCCACCAAAGTCGCGCAACTGAATACTTACTGCTAGACTCAGTACTACATCGAAAGAGCTGTTGTTTGATTCTAGAAACTCATTAAACGTTTCTTTAACCCATGTTACGTTTGCAGGCTTGTTTGATGTTAGTTCAACATGCGGCTCAACTCCGGTTACACTTGCTACCATTGGTGCTACTAGCATGCTAATATAACCATCATTGCATCCAATGTCAACCACTGTCTTGTCTGCTGTACAAACACTTGCTAGATTCATCTTTTGTACTCTATCAACAGCATCATCTTTGCCAAAACGTTTTTGATATTTTTTCCATTCGTTAACGATCTTCTCACTAGGCTGTGTAAATGTAGTCATGTTCTTCCATACCTCTCTGGGGTTTTGATTTTTTATTGCGTCCATCTTTGATTTATCCGGTAGTTTTGCATACAACTCTTCTTCGTAGGATGGTCGCGGATTGGTTAATACTTGTGTTAATAATTCTTTCAAACGGTCTGCATTGTAGTTAGCATATAGATATTTCAGTCTATCGCTGATCTGTTGCTCTGCTGCACTGCCTACTGGATTAGCCATTTCAAAATCAATTAAACTAAGTTCACCGTCTTGTATACAAAAATTACTCAGTGGAAATATCTTCTTATTGTTTTTTTGTACCTGTGCCGGATCCATGCCTATATGAAAATACTGTACGTTAGCTTCAGTTAGCGCATCTACTATAGCGTGAGCTTGTTCTAAGTATAACACCAGATTGTGTTCTTGCCAAGTATAGAATAAACTTTCGCCGCAATCTGACATTTGTAAACTTAGACTAGTTTGATCACTGTCTATTAACTGTGGAAAATGAAGTTTGCCTTTAAGTCTTTCGAGGCAAGTTTTTTCACGCAGCCAACAAAGTTCATAACTTCCTCTAGTAGGTTTAATACTTTTGTTTCTAATATTGAATACTTTTACTACGCTTTCTTCGCTAATAAAAACTCCACTGGTTTTTCCTATATTGTACTTCATCGATTTTTAATTTCTCTTACATTCCACATCTTGCCTGTACCGTTAAACTCGCCGATGATGTTGATACTGCGGCGGCGTAGTGTAGGCTCAATACGAGGTGTAACACTGTGTACACTGTCCTTTACGTTTAAGAACATGCAGAAGTTGTTTGCACGATATGGTATTTCTCTGTGTGCTACATGTAAACTGTTGTCTACCTGTCGTCCTAGACTTTTGTTTACTTCTGTTATTTCACCAGTAGTGCGATGCACTGTAAAGTTACCGCCCTCTGCAGTGTCTCCCGTTTGTCTCATGTACAGCAACCCAGCATAAATCTCAACAGGATTATCAACATGTGGTGTGCGACTAGTGCCAGTTTGGTCTACAGGTTCATGCACAACAAACTGACAGTCTGCTACATAGTGCCCGCTACGGTCTATATCGCGTGGCGTTACAGTTTTTGACTTTAGATTCTCATAAAACTCTTCACCATAGTACTGCACAATGCTACTGCTAAACAATTCAGCGCATGCACGAAAGTATTCTGGACTGGTATGATATGCAAAGAAGTCTTGCCAAACGGCAGGAGGTTGCGCTATTTCTGCACATTCTTTCATTTTGTAACGATAGCAAATGCCACCGTCATGTGCAGCTGTGCTGGTGATTAACTGCTCTGGAAAACTGTCGTTCAGTTCTCTATAGAGGTTATCAGGCAATGCACCCTCTACACACACATATGGATAAGGATCTGTTTCTACTGTGGTTACGTTTTGTATTACACTTAGNTCGCTCATTCGCTCCACCTCTTGATTCCTTTTGATTTTTGTTCTTGTGTTGCATCATACTCGTGTGGATTTTTAAGTTTCTCTGCATGAATTTGTTGTTTAGTTACCTGACGCATGTCCTGCCACCAATCGTTATCACTGTGCGCGAATCCACCTTGTACATCACCTTTAAGACTTTTACCAACTTCTTTTCTAAAGCCCTTGAGATGATCCATATATGCACCCAGCACACTGTTGATAAACACATGCCCGCCCATGTTTGGACCGCCAATATCATTAAACTCTACACCTACGCTCTTAAAGTCTTGTACTAGTTCACCGAAGATAAAACTATCATGACTTTCTGTGTGTTCAAATATATCATCACTTTCGTATATCCAACGCCACTGAGACATAAACTCCGCAAACTTGGGATGGTTACGGTTAAACATCATCCATCCACACTCGGGCCAAGTTTTGCGTCCTAGGTATGTTGCTAGTTGATTTTCGTTTGGTGCTATACTGTGTATAAAATCTAAACTCATTGGTGTATGTGTTCTTACATCACCGTCACACCATATGAACGTATCTGTATCGCAAGTGTTGGCGAAGTGCCACAGTGCAAATACTTTGTTAGCAAAACGGCTTGCATCCCAAAGAAAACTTTTTTTAGTTTTGTCTTTGTTATGTCCGTGTGCGTGTGGATTGTTTTTATGACGGTGTTGCCATGCTTTTAAGTCAGGCAATGTGTCTGCTTGATCCAACACAGTTATGTTGGGATTATTTGTCTCAGGCGTATGATCCTCTGCATATATTGTAAGAGGAATTTCTGTGGGCCAGCAACTGTTGTAACCCTCTATAAATTGCTTGCCATATTTTTTGTATCCTGTTGGGTGCCAGGAGGTAAATACTGATAATGTGCGCATATAACTATTTATAGGTTTTAAAAAACAAATGAAAATTTCACACTTTCCTGGTAACTTGCCCAACAATGCAAAAGAAGTTTATCCGCAACTAGTGGATGCTATACAGTGTACAGACACACTTGTAGAAAGCGACATGGATGCTGACGCTGCACTTATATGGAGTGTGTTGTGGTATGGTAAGATGAGTGCTAATAAACGTGTATGGGATCACTACCGCGCACAAAACAAGCCAGTTATTGTCATAGAAGTGGGCGGGCTAATACGCAACACTACTTGGAAGTTGGGTATAAACGGGATCAACAGAGATGCAGACTTTGCACTAGAAGAAAACATGCCTGACGATAGACTACGCCAGTTTGGTATAGTGCTACAGCCATGGAGAGATGAAGGTGAGTATGTACTAATATGTGGACAACATGGGTGCAGTGAACAATGGCGTGATATGCCTGTTATGGATGATTACTATCGCAACACAATCGATGCTATACGCAGTGTTACAGACAAACCCATAGTTGTTCGTAGTCATCCTCGCTACAGAGAGTCGCTACACTGGGCATGTGATATGCAGTGGTACAAAGATAACAATGTTATATGGAATATACCCAAGCATGTACAACAAACTTATGACAGTTTTGATTTAGAACATATGCTAAAGCATACACACTTTACTGTTAGTCATAGTAGCAACGCTGGCATCACTAGCGTTATACACGGCGTACCTGCAGTAGTAAGCGAAAGTAGTTTAGCTTGGGATGTCAGCACAGACTTGGACTCGTGGTTGAGCAAGCCTGATAGACACAATTGGTTAAACCGTATGAGTTATACAGAATGGTTTGCTGATGAAATAGGTGTACAGTGGAACCGTATTAGAGCAAAACTATAGTGTTTCTTATGTATGCCATCTATAATCTTGTACTGTGCCATCTAACCATCGATTAACCAATCCTTGATCTTTGAGTACACCGTTGTGCATAATTATTTCTTGCATGTTGTCACTTACGATACCTTGCTCTACCATACTGTACCAAGTTGTAGTATAAGGTAACGGATCTCTTTCCTTATACACTACCACTTGAATAATGTCCTCATACTTGCGTTTTTGCAAATAGTAATCTTTTACATCAAATCCGTTCAGTGCAAGCAGATACAGTATTTGTGTTACAGTAAATGTATTGTAATGACCAGCTGGTGTATAGTGCTGAAATCTATGCTGTAATACATTCACTGTACTGGGTACATTCAAGTAAAGCATGCCGCCCATGGTCATTGTACGGTTAACACGCCCTAAAAATTCTAGTGGACTATAGATATACTGCATAACATCGTGACACCAAACAACATCTACTGGAACACTTAGCATAGGAGTGTCAGTGTTAAGATCATGGTTCCTATAGTCAATGTTGTGTCGCTGAGGTTTGATGTATTCGCAGTTTAAATCAATGCCGTGACATGCAATATCCAAGTATCTGCCTGGTTCGCCATCTTCATTAATATCACGCATGTTTGCCCAATACTCTAAATGCGATCCATCGCCGCACCCTAGGTCAGCCAGGTGTTTAATACTGCGCTTGAAGTCATCAAATTGATTGAGAAACTCCAGCGTTTGTTCGCCTAGTGTCATGTTAGTCAATTCTAATATCTTCCATGCCTGCTGTGCGCAATCTGACAACTGTCCCATTTGCCACTGTTTGGTATCTAAGCCTTTCATAATGCCTAGCCAACGATTACGCAACAGTGCAACTTCGTTAATAATAGTTTCAAAGTCAATAACTTCATCTTCACCATCAACATACTTTTCAGCATCACGGCTTGTAAGTACACGAGCATATGCTTCTAAGTACTTTTGAAAATGCTTGCGACGTATCTTACGCAACTGTATGTTAAGATAGTTAAGCACTGCTTCGATCTCTTGTAGTTGATTAAAACGATGCTCAGTAATGCCAGGCAGTGCAGTGATATTACGTTCCACTATGCCTTTGACATTACATTCGCGCTTCGCTTCTTCTAGCTCACTTTCAAAAAAGTTAATAAAGCCGGGAATCTGCGACATGTCGTTTACAACTCTATTGTACCATTGGCTCAATATTCATCTTCTTCGAGCTCGAAGTCCTCTGCGCCAATTAAGTCTGTAACACTGCTTTTAAGATACTTGTCTACTCCACCTAATTTATACAGGTCTTGTTCGTCCAATACTTCTTGCATATCCTCAACAAAGTGGTCACATGCCATCTGTATGTCTTTTGCAGGAATATATTCTTTAAGAATCTTATAAGCGTCAATTACTGTTTCTACTTCACTCATTTCCGTCCTCTAATACTTCTCCAGTTTCTGGATCAATAACTTCAGTTACTGTTTCTTCAATAACTTCATCAATACTTAGTCCATCTTGTGCGGAAATATCTTGCATGATTGCTTCAAGTTTATCACCCGTCCAACCTTTGCGGAACTCAAGCATTTCTTCGCCTGCAGTAGTTGTATACTTTAGTCGATTGCCTTGCTTAGTAAGTAGTCCTTTTGCTTCAAACAAATCAAGCAATCCACTGTATGGATCCATTCCTGTTTCGTAAGGAATCTTGACCTGCACACCTTCAAACGGTTTTGCATAACGTGTTTTCATAACCTTACACGCGGCACGAATACCATTTACAGTAGTAGTCTTATTACCATCTAGGTCTTCTTTTAGTTTAAGTTTACGCATTGCGATAACAATACTACTTGCATAGATAAAACCTTGACCACCACTAATCTTATCATCTGGATCAAACATGTCTTGCGATGCATATGTGTGGTTAGTACACACCATACCTACATTGTAACTACCAATCATATTAACTGTGTTACGCACAAGACTAGTTAGTGCTTTAGGCTTACGACCCATGTCACCTTTCATATCACCTTTGTTAAACTGGTCAACATCAGTAGGTGTCATCATCATACCTAAACTATCAAGTACAAACAATACCTTAGGGCGGTCTTCTTCTGCCATTGCTTTGTAGTCTGCCATAAATGTACTGAATGTTTTAGCAACATCATCAATCATGCTCATGCTTAGTTTAAGTAACTTGCTTTCGTCAGTGTCAACACCAAGTGCATGTAACCATGCTTCGTCAAGTGCGTTCTCACTGTCGATTACAACAACGAAAATACCTTGCTTTTGTGCAGCTTTAATAATGTTACCACTTGCAAAATAACTTTTGCCTGCGCCTGATTCACCAGCAAACACTGTAACTTTGCCCATAGGCACACCTTTGTGGAAGTCTCCACTAATAAGATAGTTAAGTGCATAACTGCCTGTACTGATCCAATCTGTAGGATCATGAAAGCCAATACTTAGTCCATCAATGCTTTTTGTTATGTCCTTGCGGAACTTGCTTACGTCAAAGGGTTTTGCCATCTCTTATAATCCTTATGTTATACTTGTGTTATTATACTATATTTGTTTTGTTGTTGCAACCTATTTTTGCATTCTGCTACATGTTCATATCCATATTCAAAAATCGTAGGTTCATATTTGAATACGTTACTTGCCCAAATAAAACTTTCTTTAGGAAATGTTGGTATATCAAATAAGTTTAGTTTTGTGAAACTTACATCCATGTTATGCCATCTTTCCCAATCTAAATTAGGTACAATGTATTTCCCACTGACCGGAGGCTTTACATTTACTGTATCTGGTAACCGTTTGTTACTGTGCAACCACTGTGCAAACTCTAATTGTCTTTCACAGTAGTCATAGATAGTAACAGTTTCAAAGTCATGAGCAAGTGCATATCTTACAGTTTTATATCCGCTTGCTAATCCGTACAAATGGCGACCTTGCGGAAGAATATTTCCAAAAGATTCATTGTTATCTAAGTAAACTAATTTTTTACTTCGTAAACAAGTTTTAAGTAAATTTTCTATTATATAAAGTTGTTTACTTCCAGCTGGATATCTTCTAGACTTAAAATCTATTGGTATGTCTTTATCAAACTTTATAACTTGGTCACTGTCTCTTGCATACTTGGTTACATTCTTAAAAAATCCTGTAGTAAGAAAGTCTCCTACTTCCAAGATTACATCAGTGTCGTTTGCAATATCAGTTGCTTGCAAATAGTCATTTACAATCATACATTCTGTAAAGTGCGTTCTGCCTTTGTTGTTTGCATCAAAGAATAATTTTGCTTGTGTGAATCTAAGTAGACTTTCGTTTTCACAATTATTAACTATAATAGCAGTTGGCATAACTTCTCTCTAACAAATCTTTACTAATATTACCGTGTATTATAATATGTATTCTATCTTGCAAACTATCGTTATATACCATATGTTTGTTGCTTGTGTCTATAATATATGCTTGTCCAGACTCAAATGGTATATTGCCTCTGTCTAAAAATCTAAAAATACAGCCATCCGGATTATTAAGCGCAATATTCACTTCGCTTAGATACTTTGTTTCTCTGTCACTGTGTGGAAGTATATATCCTCCTGCTTCGAGAAGCATAAATCTTACACGCCCAGTAACATCAAAGTTACTTTTTATCCAACTACTAGTAGCAGGGCATAGATCTGCAATTTCGGTCCAGTTATATAACTCTTCAGTATGACCAGTAGTTGTGCTACTTGCTCCGTGTAATGTTAAACTTTTCCAACCTTGATGTGTTAGTTTACCAAATAATTTATCAGTGCTTCGATGTGCAACAAATTTATGTTTAATTTGTTCGGCTTCTGCTAACATCTGTTTATAAGGTACATTCAAGTCCAACTTTAAATAAGCCAAACCTATATCGTTTTTGATAATGTCTGCATTAGGTCGGTAGTTCAAAAAAGATTTCAGCGCCTTCATTTTGCATGTTCCTATAAAATACTTCGCTAACAATATCAACCGTATTAGTGAAGTTACCTATGCCAAGTGTTTTTCCTACAGTAGGATAGCCATTTTCAACGCACCAATTGACATATTCAACAGGTGCTGATTGTGTATAAGGTCTTGATAGTCTGATGAAAATTTGCCCACTTAACTGAGTAAAGTCGTTAGTATCTGTATCTTTTATATTATCATCGTATACGTTCCATTTATTAAAACTTGCTCTGCCTAGATTATTAAATGCCATACTTATATTGTACTGATTGAAATCTAGTACATCAGTGCCATATGGATTATCGCATTGCCAAACGTGATGATTATAATTTCTAAAATCGTACGAAACACTTTCGAGCTCGTGTATTCCTTCGTTTATCCAACGAAATTTATCTAATAGTTCTGGATGTTTGCGTTCTAATAATAGACTAATATTACTATGCTTTAACTGAAACTTTACCCAATCTTCGTGCAAGGAGTTTAGTACGATCTGATTAAGTTTTACTTCTCTGTACTTAGTAAAAACATCAATAGAAAGTTTGTTACTTAAAAAATTATCAACTGCTCCAATACAGTCAAATAGTTTTGTGCAATCTTGCTTTAATGATCGATTACTTTTAAAAACATCAGCGGTTGTATTAGTACACTGTGTTATAAAATATTCCAGCAATTTTTGATTAGGACTTTCAAATCCTAAACTATCGCCTGTTTTTTTGAATACTAATTTCATTGTAAGAACGAGGACGGCATCGCTGCCGTCCCCTATACCTTATGATTGGCGGTTACGGATCATCGCTAGGATGTCTTCTGCCCGCTTGCTTTCGCCTTCGGGTGCCGCTGCAGGTGCTGCCACTGTTTCAACTTGTGGAGCAGGAGCAGGAGTTTCTGCTACTGGCGCTGCAGGCGCCGTTGGTGCTGCCGGAGCAGGTGCTGGGGTAGTTGCCGCTGGTGCTGTAGACGTACTAGAGTTTGAGGAACTCGCAGGAGCGTCAATACCATATGGACGATAATACTGCCCCCAACGTTCAACGTCGTAAGGCTGTCCATCTACACTTGCTTCGAACATCTCTTTGATGCACTGTAGTTCTACTTCAGTAGGCTTCTTTGGAAGGAAGTCACTAAGCGTATTCAAACCATGTGTTTCAATAGCCTGTGCTTGTGCCTCAGTAATTGCAGTTTCTTTACGAGCCCACTTACTTGTGCTGTAATCTGCATACTGACCTTTAGTAGTTTTTGTAATACGGAAGTCCAAGCCTTGTGCATAATCAGTAGGCATTTCTTGGATATCCGGATCCATAAGTGCATCTTTAATTAAGTTAAAAATGCTTGGTGAGATAACAAATCTGCGAATTGGATTCTCAGGGCTATCTTCTTGTAGTGGGTTTTCGTTTACAAAGCCTTGGAAGATATAACTACGCTTCTTCCAATACTTACGACCCATTTCTTCTAATGAACTGTCTTTGAACCAACCACGTACTTCTGAAAGTACTGGACAAGTTTCGTTCCACATTTCAACACACGGTACTTGTACTACTACCGGCTTGCTGTTCATGTCGTTCTTTACACCATTAAATGGTAAACGAATCATAAGCCTTTCAGCCCAGAAAAATGTGTTGTTGGGATCGTTATCAGGAAGGAAACGTACTGCTGTAGTACTGCCTTCTGGAATATTCCAATGTGGGAAAATTGCGTTGTCGCCGCCGCCTGTACGCTCACTGCGTGATTCTTGTGATTTTAGTTTTGCTCTAATTTCTGCCAAAGATGCCATGTTTATCTCCTATGTGCCTGTTTGGGTTTTTTATGTGCCTATTCACATACTGTAATGTTTATACAGTATATGCGCTTTTATTTATCTTGTCAACAATTATTTGTAGAATTTTTGATAAAAAAAAAGCAGTAGAGGAAAGGAATACTCTACTGCTTTTTATAGGTAAGGGAAAGGAGCCTTACTTAGTTTTTTTCAATGTCTTGTAGTTTACGCATCTGTCTTGCTACAATACTTCTTGGTGTAAGTTGGTAACCTTCTTCACCTTCGTGAATACCGTGGTTGCTTTTTGCTCCACTGCCAACGCCTGCCATAGAACGTATCTTTGCAATCATCTCTGCTGCTTCATCTACTTCCTGAACTTCTTCAAACTGCACTGATTCATCCATTTCACTGCGAATGTCTGCAATTACACGATCTGTTGCCATTGGAATTGCTTTCTTAATCTCATCATTGCTTGCACCATCTGCAACCATATCCTGGATTTCAATATTGATGTCACTCATTCTGCCTTCGTTAGTGCTTTCAATAACTTTCATTAGGTCTTCAATTCTAGAACCTGCAATATAATCCGGTAGTACTTCTTCAAGTGCTGCTCTAATGCCTTCTGGGCTTGTGTCACCACTTGCATATACTGATTTTTCAAATGCCATAGCAAAGTTTTCCAACTCTGGATCTTCTTCCATTGTTGCTGCAATATCATTTACATCGTCCTCTACATTAGTTTGTAGAATACCTTCTTTACCTTTTACAGGCATATTGCCGTATTTGCCGTCTAGTGTTGACAGATCATAATCTGCTTCTGAAACTTTATACTTCTTGCCATCAACTTCAAACTCATCTTTGCCGTCTTTCTTAGCCTGTGCTAGTGCACCTGAGAATTCATTGCCTTCGTTTGGATCTTCTTTCATGTCGTCTGCATTACTGCCCATACGCTCGCCTTGTGTACTACTTGTGTTGTAAGCACGGTCCTGTTGCGCACCAAATGTTCTTGGGATAGTAATACCACTGTCATTACCATCTGCACGAATCTTGTCCAATGCTGCTCTCATTGTCTCTTGGTACTTGTCGCCGTAGTCATCAACATGTTCCATCATCCAACCAATAATAATGCCACGAGCATCACCTTCTGGATCTTTGTCGCCAGCAACACCTAGGTCATCAAACAGTTCATCATCACCTAGTAGACCGCCTAGTGCATTAGCAGCATCATCACCGCCATCGCCTAGTGCAATAGGGTTAGCCATCATTGCAGCAATTTTCATTGCCTCTGATTCGTTTTCTGGTAAAGCCCATGTACCTTCTGCAATCATGTCCATGCGCTGTGCATATGCTTCAAATGTAGTATCTTCGGTTTTGTCTTTGCCTTTGATATCTTTCTTTGCTTTAGGTACTTGATACTCTGCCTTACCCTTGAGGAACATAACAGAAAGTGCCATAGCCATTTTTTCATGTTGCGGAATGCCCATGTCTAAGTTACTTACTGCTCTTGCGGCATTGTCGTCCGCCATATTGTTAGCAAGATACTCAATAATGTTAACAATCATATTTTTATTCTTTTTTGTAGTATCCATTGTTGAACTCTTCATAAATTGTAAGTAATTCTGGATCTCTTGCTTGTCTTCAGTGTCGCGTATTACAAGAGGAGTACTACCATTTACAATAGCTGCTAGTGCTTGTTCACTACTTGCAGTGTTAGCATCTGCTTTTGCATCTAAGTTCTTTGGTTCTTGAGGATCAATTGATCTATCAAAGTAAGGTTTAATTGGAGCATCTAACTCCTCTTCATCGTCTTTCTTTGCTTCCATGCTTGCTTTCTTATGTGACATCGCACGACTTACACTAGGAAGTGTATCAGTAATACGGTCATCAAATACAGAACGTGTTAGTTTTGCTTTTAGATCGTTAATATCATTTTCTTCTACTTCTACTGCGCCAGGTACCCAGTTTTCAAAGTAGTCCGCATATCCTTTAGCACTGCTTACTGCTTTAAGTGTATCCTTAAGACCATAGTATCTGTCAGTTGCTGCGCCAATAACTTCTTGTGCATCTTCGTTTACATACTCTTCGCTCTTAACACTACGAACAAATTGCTTTAGATTATTCATTTCATCCATAATTTCAACAATATGATGTCCTCGATCATCACGAGTATGACCTTCATTTGACACATGTCTCGCCATTGCTCTTGCACCAGGGAGATAGTTATTAGCAAACTTAAAGCGTTCGCCTTCACTGTTCTCAATGTAGATAGCACTGATGTTACGACTTCTCGCACCCATCTTTGTTTCATCAACTGTTTTATTATGTTGAATAATAAGTTTTGCTGTGCCTTGTTCTAGGAAACTTTTTTGGCTTGTTCCGTGTAGTTTGTTTTCCATCACTTCGTCCTGGTTACGTTGTGTTAAAAACTGATAATCTTTCTTATCAAGTCTCTCTTTTGTTACATTGTGAGTTTCATAGTTAAGCATATTTCTTGCACTAAATCTGCTAAGTTCTTTTAAAAATCCGTACCAAGCATTTGCTGTACTACTGCCTGTTTCGTCAACTATACTATTAGGAAAATAAACTTGTAGTTTACCTTCTTCGTTAAGACTAATAGTCACAGCGCCAATTGGCATTTCTCTGTGCTTAAAATTAAATTCAAAGAACCTTGTTTGAGTTGGATCTATAGTTGTATTACCATCTGTATCACCTAACTTGATACTATCAACGCGACTACGAATCTTATCAAAAAGTTCTTCTGCTATGTTTTCTACGCTTCTCATGTGTGTATTTATGCTTAAACCATTATGAACGGCATAGGTTCTTGGTCGTAATCGTTAGAATCTCGAATATGTGTTTCTAGTTCTGGATTGTAACTTTTAAGTACCTGTGCCATGCGCATTATAAGCATTGTACTCATAACAAGGTCATCGGTGTCACCGGGCTTTGCGGCATAACTGTTACCACTAGCAATAAAACCTTTAAGTTCACTGATAAGCATTTTACTTTTAATCTTAACTTTGTCTGTTTCTACAAGTGTTTTGAACTTAGCACACACTGTAAGTTTACTACGATGTGTTGTGTTAAAACCTCGTCTATATGCTCTCGAATTTCCGTGTGCTTTTGGTTCACTTAAAAAGTATCCACTAATATTTTCTTCGCCAATTTCCATAATACTTTGTAGCGCAGCTTCCCCAATGGTATTATTTTCTACACTATAGTACACACTATTATTGTCACCACACTTTTCTACAAGGTACTTGGTTATATCAACCATTATACGAATTTGTTGAGGTATAGGAGTCTTGTTGTGACTCCATTCACCAATTTGTTCCATACTAGGAACTTCAAATATTTGTATAGCAGCAGGGTCTCCGCCAGTACCTAGACTAGGATCAAGTCCTACTAGATATGACATTCCTTTACGTGGCTCTTTATACCAACGCACAGCACCGTGCCTAAATGCAGGATCCTCGCCACGCATATTGGTTAATATTAAACTGTCAATAAGCGTTTCGTCATAAATGATAAATTCGCATTCGTGTTCACGTCTAAAACGTTCTTCACCGATTCGTCCTAGTTCTTCTGCTTTCCAATTTTCGTCTCTATCTGGATGCTCCCACCAATAGCTCTGATAGGTTTTAAATCCATTAACGCCAATATCTGTATCGTTTCCTTCAGCATCATACTGTTTATTTCCATCACGCCATATGGTAGCAAATTGATCTTCATCACTGTTAGGCGTGCTTGTAATAATAGCCTTACCACCTGTTGCTAGTGTAGGTGAAATACTAGTCCAAAACTCACGGGCAATACTAGGACGTACAAATGCAAACTCGTCACAATATAGCAACGTAATACTCATGCCTCGACCAGTATTATCAGTGGTCGCTTGCGCTACAATACGACTACCATTATCAAAGTCTATACTACCTTTGTTGTAACTTGTTACACCGGCACGAATATGATCCGGGCATAATTCATAAGCATAACGTATACGTTGCATAATCTCTTGTGCGCCAGCGTATTTGTGTGCTGCAATAAGTATTACACTATCGGGCACAAACATACCGTACCAAAGCAAATAGCCTGCTGCTGTAGTACTCTTGCCTGTTTGTCGAGGCAACATATTAATATTAAAGCGATAGTTATGGTATATGTCTAATAGTTTTGATTGGTATTCATATGCTTTATACACCATACGTCCTTTTGTAGGATGCTGAATATTAAAGTAGTTGTCCATAAAATACTTAACGCCAGATTTAGGATCTGCGCATTTTGCAAACTCTATAAATTCTTCGTCAGTAAAATTTTCTTTTTGGTATGCTTTTTTGATAAGCACTCCGTCGAGCGATTTAGCCAATTAACCAATCCTTATGTTGTGTTTTGGTGGTATAGTACTTAGTTGTATAATTTCGGTTACTATATCAAACTGTTGACATAACTGCGTAAACAAGTTATAATTGAGTTGTTTACTAGCAAGGTCATAACTTGACTTTCCAATATTAGCATAATAATCTTTACCAATGCCATATGCAGGAAATACTCCTACTACAAATAAACAAACATCGGCAAGTTCTTTTGCAGGCAAACTATCCCTGTGTGCAAGGCGCAGATAACTTTCGGCAAAGGTACTATTTGGTAAAAAGTTAGGTTTTTCAACAAAACTTCCTAACAGTATAGCAACGTATGCTTCTACCTCTTCTGGGAGAGTATATCCAGACTGTTCACTAGTCTGTGCTATGCAATCCTTAAAGACAGATATGTATTCCGGTTTAACATATCTCATACAAATATTTATAATTTTAACTAAGGTCTATAAATAATATACAATGAGCGACACACTGTTATTAAACACTAGCGGACAGCCTATTAGTAGTTTCCCTGTTAGTACGATTACATGGCAACGTGCAGTTAAGTTACATTTCTTAGACAAAGTTACTGTGCTAGAATGGTATGATGATTGGAAGATTAGTAGTCCAACATTTAGCATGCAAGTACCTGCAACTGTTATGGTTAAAGACTATCATAATATTAAACATCATGTACGTTTTAGTAGATACAATCTTGCACTTCGTGATGAATTTAAATGTGGCTACTGCGAAATCAGTCACCAAATTGATGAACTAACAATTGATCATGTATTGCCTCGTTGCAAAGGCGGGCGCACTACATGGGAAAATACTGTTATCAGTTGTAAAACTTGTAATGTCGCTAAAGGTGCTAAACTTTGGAAACCGCGGCGGCAACCTGAGAAACCTGATTACTACCGTATGTCGGCTCTCAGGAGCCGTTTTCCATTTACAGTTAAGCATCACAGTTGGTTAGACTATGTTCCAAACGGAGTTATAAATGAAAATATTTCAATACGGATGTAGTGTAAGCCTAGGCGAAGAAGCAACTATATGCTATGGCGAACTTATAGCAGAACAGTTAAATGCCAAGTTTGTACAACTAAGTGAAAGCAGTGCTAGTAATCCTCACATTGCACTAAAGTTTTGCGAAACATACCAAGATATCACTGCAGAAGATTTAGTTATATTTGGGTGGAGTCACCCAAATAGACAGAGTTGGTATAATACTAGAACTGAGTGTTGGGAACATATGAACTATGTGCAAAACAAAAAATCTGGTAGTGCATTAGTTGATAGTTGCAAGGATTACTTAGTGCATCAACATGGCGAATATATGGAAAATTTACACACTTGGTATCCTCGTCACATAGTAGAAACTACTTGCAAGTTAAACAATTTACGCTATATGCATGTGGATTGTGTTCCTGGTATGGTCAACACACTGGGCGCTGATGGCAGTAACAAGGAAAGCAAGTCAAAATATATAGCGGATCACTTACACCCAAATGATGAAGGTCACCGCTATATACATAGTTTGTTACAAGAAGAACTTAGTCTTCTTTTTTAATCATTTCTTCTAGCTCTTTGATACGAGCTTTCATTTTTTCTTTTGCTTTGTCACTTTGAGCAGGATTCTTTACATTTGCTTTAAGCATTTTTAGTTCATCTTTGGGACTCATTTTACCTTCTGCAACTACTTCATCATCTTTAATTTCTGCTTCTTCTAAAAAGTCTTTATAACTTTTGTAAAGACTTTCTTCTACAGTTTTAAGTGCTTCTTTATCCATTGGATTGTCGCCGCCTGCTGCAGGAGTGTGCATATTCTTAGGACCGTTTAGTCCACCACTTAGACCAATTAATTGATCTTCTATATCGCTGTATTCTTCTTCAGGCTCATTTGCATATTCTTCAATGCGCTCTGCATAGTTTGCATAACCTGCAAGTTGCATGATGTCAGCAAGTTCTTGTACAGGAACTTCTACAGTTGC